TGAATATGCATAAGTTTACTGAGGGTAAGGGAAAAGCATTTAGTTATTTCAGTATCGTGGCTAAGAACTATTTAATTCTACACAACAACAATAATTACAAAAAACTTAAACAACATCAAGGTGAAGAAGTAACTGATTACAAAAGAGACGCTTTATCTGAAACTAATAGAGTTGATATATTGGAAGGACAAAAAGAATATATGGATTTATTTATAGAATATTGGTCTAACAATATGACTACCGTGTTTAAGAGAAAACAAGATATTGATGTTGCTAACTCAGTAATCTATCTTATGGAGAATAGAAAAAATATTGAGAACTTCAATAAGAAAGCATTATATATTTTGATTAGAGAAATGACAGGTAGTAATACTCAACATATTACTCGTGTGATAAATGTTTTGAAAAAACATCACGCAAATCTACAAAAGAATTATCTCGCTACAGGTTCGATTGAAACCAAATGGACAGGTAGTTGGGACATACTATAAATAAAAAAGGGCAGTATTTCTACTGCCCTTTTTAATTCCACCTTTATTTGTTTAGTAATCCAAGTATCACTATAAGTGATATAAAGCCAGCAAATCCACTTTCACCAAATAGATTTACTAAACTTATCAAATTACTAACAATATCAATACCTAAGAATCCCCCTACAAATACTAATTGAACGAGGACACCTAAGCCGATTATGTGAAGTAGCATATCTTTAATACCTGATACGCCTTCCATAATCATCTTGATTGTGTCTTTCATTGCGTTTCCCCCTTTTATTACTAAAATGATTGGATTTTACCCCAATCGTATAATAACTATATAGAAATATTGAAAAAATGAATAGGTATATAAATATATATCCCTATTTTTTCACTTAGTTATATTTATTGTTAGGTAAAAAGTATGGCAAACGATTACGAAATATTTGAGGGTAAAACCCTTTCTGATGTCTTTAAGGACATTTATGATAATTCCAAAACCAATAAACAGCAATTAGAAGTATTGATGAAAGAGGTGGTTGGATTTATTAAGGACGGAGATACAGCCGTTCAGATTATCCCTATGCTAAAAGAGTATTTAGAAATCAATGTCAAGAATGACGAACAACTTGTTAAGTTGGCAACAATCGTCCAAAGAATTACAGCAGCAGAAAAAAGAATATCAGATAGTGGAGATGAGTTCGGATTATCAGAATCTGAAAAAGAACAATTGATGAATGCCATTGAATCTGATGTTCAAGAGTTACAAATCAAAAAAGACGAAATAGAAAGTTCAATAACTAAGGAAAACTAATGGCTTGGCACAAACCAAAACCAGCTGACTCTGGTGGTGGTGAAAACACTTCTTTTGATAATGAAATACTTACAAGAGAGGGTTTAAAAACCATATCCAAACAGATAGCTTCGGCAGATGAGTTTAATGAACTCGAAGTGTTTGAAGTTATGGATATATATCGTGATGAGGGAAATCCAAGAATTTCTTCACCCGGTGAAGTAGTTGGTAGATATATACATTCAGAAATTGATGATAGTGTTAAAGACCTTTTAACATTTAAACCATTGAATTCAAATATTTTACAACAACCGATTGTCGGCGAACTATGGTTAGGTATCAATCTTGAAGGTAGAAGATATTATATCGGACAAGTCAATGAAGATGTTAATGATGTAAACTTTGAAAAATTTAACGAAAGTAGTCCAGGTGGAAAAGAAAATAATGATACGATAAAAGTATCTGACGCAGTTTTAAATAGTAATAAAAATGTAGAGGATTATACACAAGGTAATTATTTTGAGGATACTAATCCAACTAAATTAATTCCTTTTGAGGGCGATACTATAATACAAGGTAGATTTGGTAATACAATAAGATTAGGTAGTAATCAAGAAGATTTAGAAAAAGATGAGTATGTAGACTCACCTAATATTAAAATAGTTGCAGGAACACAAGGTGCAGAGGAAAATTTAGAAACAGATTTATCATCACTTTATTTAACAACAGGTGAGTATGTTGATTATTCAGAACCTTCTTTAAGTTTTATTGAAAGAGATTATGACTTACCACAATTAGTTGGAGACTCAGATAGAATTGTATTGAATGCTAAATCAGATGTGGTTGCGGTTTTTGCACAAAAAGACATAAGACTAAATTCTATTGACGGAGATGTTTTAATACAAGCAAAGGATAAAATAGAATTCAAACCTGAAAATAGTCAAATCATAAACAATATATTAAATGGTGGTATGATTTTAAATAAAACAAAAGACGGAATACCTTTTGGACAACTTGATATGATAGGATTTTTAAAACAAGTAATGGGACTACAATTATTTTTAAAAGCTATGAGTGTTGGTGTTCCTAAATTATCTAATCCACTTACATTACCATTAGGTGTTAAAGAAATTGTTAAAGGTTTGAAAGGAGCAGAAGATTTTATAACGGCTACACTTGGATTAGAGTTTATAAGTAAGTCGTTAATGGAAACAAAAACTATTGAAGAGATAAAAGCAGTTCTACCAATACCTGGTGGATTTGCAGGTATCATTGATGATGTGTCAAACATCACAGATGAACAAATTAAAAAATTAGAAGAATTAGAAAAAGCTGCAGGAGAACAAATACAGAAAGCATCTGAATTACAAAACGCTTTAAATGGTGCACCACCAAATGTAAGTGGTGTTCAAAGTCTATTAGCTGACGGAAGTTTTGATAACTTTGACGGAGTAGCAGATTTAAAAAGTGTTATAGATGGCGCGAGTGATGAGGATTTAGAACGATACATTAATAATGGTGGATTAAGTAGTTTTGAAAACCAAGTTTCAGAACAAAGTAGTATCATTGGTTCAGCGGATACAGCTAGAAGTTATCAAAGTTTATTTAAAACAAAAGGAGTAAGTGATGGATAAAAATAAGTTAAGAAATATTATTGAATTAGTTGTTCGTAAAGAAGTCAAAAAACAACTGAGCGAGATATTTATTAATGAAGAAAAAGAAATCAAATTATCAGAAACGATTTCTAAACCTAAACCTAAAAGGGTTATCAAAAAACCAAAAAAACAATACACGAAAAACAAAGCGTTAAACGAGGTATTGAATAACACCAAACCATTAGGTAGTCAAGAACAAGAAGACTATCCAACATTAGGCGGTGGTGTCTTAGGTTCTGACAATATGGCAGAAGTATTAGGATACGGAGATTTAGGTATGGGTAGTAATGATGAAAGAGCGAGAGAAATGGGAGCGGTTGATACAATCAAGAAAGCAGGTGTTTCAGTAGACCAAGTTCCTGAAGATGTTCAAAACGCATTAACTCGTGATTATTCTGGTTTGATGAAAGCAATAGATAAAAAGAAAAAAGGTGAAGGTAATTACAGACCATAATGGCTAGAAGTGTAAGAGAAATAGATAGAAATGACGACAAGTATGTTGGTATTAAATTTCCATTAGGATATAGTCCTGAGGGATTTTTTTACAAATCAAAAACAGTATTAGACCAATCAAAATCAAATCTAAGAAACTTATTGTTGACAACACCCGGTGAAAGAATATTTCAGCCGAATTTTGGAAGTCGTTTAAAAAATATTGTATTTGAACAAGGGCAAGATATTCCTAATAGAATTGAGGAAGCTATTCGTTCATCAGTCGATAATTTTTTACCTTACATAAACATTATAAATGTATTCACTATACAAGAACAAAATCAAGTCAATGTTCAAGTTGAATTTTCAGTCCCTTTAAATCCAGACACAATAGAAATATTAAACTTTGACTTTAGAATTGGAGAATAACAATGTCCGACTACGGAACAAATAAAAAAACATTATCAAAAGAAGTAAATTATCTTGGTAGAGATTTCACAGATATTAGAGAAAATCTTATTGAGTTTGCAAAATCTTACTTCCCAAATCAATACAATGATTTCAATGAAGCATCACCAGGTATGATGTTTGTTGAGATGGCTGCTTATGTTGGTGATGTATTGAATTACTATGTTGATAATCAATTTAGAGAAACACTTATTCAATTTGCAGAAGAAAGAAAAAATGTATTAGCGATTGCACAATCATATGGATATAAACCAAGATTAGCAACACCTGCATTAGTAGAATTAACTTTTACTATTGATGTTCCTGCCGTAGCGATAGACGCTAACAATTACAAACCTAATTTAGATTTTGCAGGAAAGATTGAATCTAATTCTACCGTGTTAGCAAACAACGGAACAGAGTTTACATTATTAGATGATGTTGATTTTAAAGTATCAAGTTCATTAGATACAATGGAAGTAGAATTGTTAAAACCTGCTTCTGGTGATATTCCGACAAATTATAGATTAAAGAAAAAAGGTTTAGCACAATCAGGTGTTAGAGAAGAAGAAGATTTTATATTTTCTAATGCAAAAGAGTTTGACAAGATTGTTTTATCTAATGATAAAGTTACATCAATCGTAGATGTAAGAGATAGTCAAGACAACAAATACTATGAAGTTCCATTTTTAGCACAAGATACCGTATTTGAAGATGAAGAGAATTCATCACTCAATGACCCTTCATTATCAGAATTTAAAAATGACACACCTTATTTATTAAAACTTATCAAAGCAGCGAGAAGATTTACAACAAGAGTTCGTGAAGATGATAAAATGGAATTAAGATTTGGTTCAGGTATTAGTGATAATGCAGACGAGGAAATAATTCCAAATCCTGATAATGTTGGTTCAAGATTAGGTTTTGGTGTTTCAAGATTAGACGAAAGTTTTGACCCAAGTAATTTCTTAAAAACAAGAACATTTGGATTAGCAC